TCGGCCTCTGCACCGCCTGCTACCAACGATCCCGCTATCCCAATCAGCGCGCCCCAGGCGGCCGACCCGGCCCCCGGCGGGCCTCGCGCTCCTCGGTGTGGTTGACCTCCGGGCCGTAGAGATCGCCGTGCAGCTCCTTGCCCAGCACCTTTTCCATCAGCTCCGCCACCTGGCCTTCGAGCTTCTCGATCCTTGTCGTCAGGCCCTGCAGCATCGCGCTGTCGCTCGCACTCATCTCTGCTCCTAAAAAGGAAAGGGCGGCTTGCGCCGCCCCTGTTTGTTCCTACCGCTTCGGTTCAGCGGTCGGCGGCAACGTGTTGTCCGGCCGCGGCGGCACCCCCTGCCCCGGCGGACGATTGGCCGGGTGACCGGGTTGTCCAGGCAGTCCCTGATCCGGCCGCGCGCCGCTACCAGGCAGGCTGTTATCCGGCCGCAAGTTCAGATCGACGCAGACGTAGCGCCACCCCACCCCCGGGATGCCAACCACCACCCAGAACTCGCCGTCCGGCAACTGCTCGGCCACCGGCGGCCATACCGTCCCCGGCGGCGGCTTGGTGCTGGCATCCGGCGGGATCGGCAACCACGGATGCCCCGGAGAGGCCGGCGGCCAGATCCCCGGCGGCGGCTCGGGCAGGCTGTTGTCAATCTGCCCACCGGGCGGCAAGCCCTGGCTCGGGTAGCCACCGCCCGGCAGCGAATTATCCGGACGCCCGGGATCGCCCTGGCCATAACCCGGGTCAACCGCGCCGCTGGTCTGGCGTACCCGGATCGGGCTATTTGATACTGCGACGTAAGCCATTGTTACTTCTCCTGTTGCGGTCTCTTATAATAAGATGCGCCGCCGGTTTTGAGGGAGCCTAACGATGCCCGAACGTACACGTAGTGAAGCCGAGGCGAAGAAGGAATACATGCGCCAATGGCGCCTCGAAAACGCCGAGCACTTGCGCGAATATCAGCGCGAATACGACAAAAAGCGCGCCGGGCGGGTACGCAGCGAAGAACAAAAAGAACGTGATCGTGCATGTAGCCGCAAATACGCAAAAAATCGCTGGGCTAATGATCCTGTATTCAGAGAAAAGTCGCGTGCCCCAGCCACTAAACGCATGAAGACCTGGAGAGCAGCCAATCTGGAAAAATCACGAGAACAGAAAGTCGCGTCCGAGCACCGGCGCCGCGCGCGCAAGGCCGCCACCGAGAACACCTTTACCCTGACAGAATGGCAAATCCTTCGCGCCCGCTCAAAACATTGCCATTGGTGCAAAACACCATTTACCGCCAAACTCCGTCCAACCCACGACCACATCATTCCATTTTCCAAGGGTGGCGGCAACACACTGGCCAATAGTTGTTGTGCTTGTCGGCAATGTAATACCAGGAAACAAGCCACTTTACGCAATCCAACTACCGGGCAACTGATATTGCTGTAAATCAGACTATGCCCATAGCAGGGTATTTCAACTTTTGCGGCCGTCCTTGCGGCATCTCATAAGCAATGCACATAAGTCCAAATGCGTCAGCGCCATTTGAACTCCAGTCGTGCTCAGGTCCAAGTCCAACATCTCTAATATCTTCTGATTTCTTTTCGTGATACCAACCTAAGGCATCTCTTCCCGCTTCGGTGGTTTCCTCGTTAAACCAAACAGACGGAAATAACCTGCGCGCCGCTTCAATCCGCATCTTGGCGGCACCGCGGCCCTGATTGGGAATTACATCCACTGGAAATCCTGCCTGCCGGAAAGCACTCTCAAAACTTACGTCATAAATCCTGTCGTGCGTTGCACCATCATGCGGCAAATAGATTTGCGACTTTCCCCAACCGCTATCCCGCAACCACTCAATGTGCGTTCCCAACGTTTGGCCAACCGCCTCGTAATACGAAAGCACATGGATTGCGTTACGACCGGCGAACTGCACGATCCACATCGCAAAGGCATCGCTCTTCGCCCCAGTACCGCCTAAATCACAAAACGCCTTTATCGAAAGCAATGGGTCGCGCGTGACTTTTGTTATCCGGTTCTGCTCCTTAGCCTCGTTCAGATGCCTAGCAAAATAAGCTCCCGTGTGCGCGGAAGCATAATCTCCTAACCAAATATGCCCGTATTGCTCCGGTCTCAGTCTTTCGTCTTCTGCCCGGATCTGCTCCAAGACACTCGGAAACCAAGGATTATCCTTATAATTTACCTCTACAATCTTACTGTTAAGTGGTGGATTTATTCTAAAGCGTTGGTTTGTCGCGGATGCACGTCGCTCTGGGTTCCAAGTGCACCAAATCTCGGCCCCTTCCTCGCGTACTGTTGGTATGGCTTTCTGCCAGGCGACTTCACTAACCGGCTCCGCCTCATCGACCCAAAGAAGCCTAATGCGCGCCGTAGATTTAACGCTTTCGATGTTCCGCCGGAGGCCCACAAAAGTAAAGTCAATCCGGCCGTCTTTGGTGCGGATGTACTTTTCCCCAATCTCATAATTCTTAGCAAGCCACGGTTCTGACTCAATAGCTTGCTTGACTTCCGCCATGCTGCTTTCATCAAGCGAGTTTTGAAATTCTCGACCACAAACAATAACCCCGCTTTCCTTCGCCTGGGCGCAGCGTAATCCATAAACAGCAGCCATTTTTGCGAAGGATCTCGATTTTGCGGAACCCCTTCCTCCGAAGGCACCACGGTACAAGGCTTCCCCTGAGAATACCTCAACCAACTTCTCCGGCAGTTCAATCTGGCCGCTGTTCGACGAACGCATTAACTTTCCCTTGTCCAACCCATGCTGGACCGGGTACCCGGCAGGGTCGCAGGCCTGGGCGGCAAACGTCCCAGGTCGGGGCCCTCCTCGATGTTGTCGGCAAAGCAGTCGGGCGGCAATTCTACGGGATCGTATCGGGGCCAGTTCGGCACCGGCTGCGATTTGACCCGCTCCAAGGCCAGCCAGCGGTCGCAGGGCTCGGTTACCCGCTCGCCGCACAGCTTGCAAAACGGCAATGGCTTGGCCCAGAACTTCGGCTTGGTCATCCGGTCCCGCCGAGGATGTAGCCGGCAATAGCCGACAGTGCCGCCAACGCCGCCTCGCCCGATATCCGATCCTGCACGCACAGGATAGCAATCGTCGGGACAACGAGGAAAAGCACGATCGCTCTCGAGACGATCTTGCCCTCGATCATCGTCTTCACCGTCGCTTCACTGGCAAACAGCGTGCCGAACGCCACCGTGCTGATGGTCATGACGACGAGAAGCCCCAGCACCGCCAGGACCGGCCACAAGGGGCTCAATGCGCCTCCCACGCCGTGCCGTTGCAATACGCCAGCACCGCCAGGCTGCCGCCGCCGGTTAGGGCACCCCGGTAGGTCGGGGCGCCGTTCTGGTCCGACACCGGCTTTACCGCGTGCTTCAGCGCTGCCCCGCAGGATGGCAATGCCGCCACCGTCGATGCACCGCCGCCAACAGCACTCGCCGCGTCAATTGCCGTCGCCACACTCAGATTTGCCGGCGCAATCCGACCCAATGGTGCGCCACGAAAATCATTCCCCAACAACACGATGTTCTGAAACGTGTTGACCTGCTCCCGGTAGCCATACCACGGCAGTGCCGAGCCATCGTCGCCGGCCCAGTTGCCGGCATACAACGTGCCGCTCGCATTATAACTGCTGCCGAGGTTGCCGCTCTCGAAAGCCGAGCCGTTCGCCACACCCTTGCTGACACCATAGGCCCGGTTGTTCGACACCACGGCCCGCAGCCCCCCGTTGCCGACGCAGGGACCGCCGATATTCCAGCAATGATTGCCGCCGATCACACTGTCCGGCCCCCAATTCTCGACACCGCTCGCCGCCGTGTTGTTGACATCGAGGGCCGTGCCGCTGTCGTGAAAGCGGTTTCCGGCGATCAGGTACTTTGCCGATCCGGCCGCCGCCTCGGTAGTAATGCCGCCGCCGAAATTCCACCCGCTAACATCGTTGTCGGCGATCGACAACCCAGTGGCGTTGATATACATCCCGGCATTGACGCAGACGTTGTTGTCGATGCTGCCGCCGGTAATCGTGCCGCCGCCGGAACTGCTGAACAGCACGCATTGCGTGCCGCTGGTGGTGGGCGACGCCATGCTCAGGTAATTGTGCGAGATTATTGGGTCTGTTGTCGCACCGCCACCCGACACCAGCCCAACCAGATACATCCGCAGCGGCGCCGCATTGATCACCCGCACCCGCTCGACCCGCGGCCCCGCGGTGCGCGGCAACTGCACGACAATCGACCCGCCGGCTGCCGTCGTGGCGCCAGCCATGTCTATCGTCAGGTCGCGCACCTCCTGCGCCGACAGCACGCTCCACGGACCAACCACGCAGGCGTTGGACAATTTCAGCACCGTCGCTGTCGCACCATCGCCGACGACAGCCGTGCCTGCCGCCGCGTTATGCGCGCTGCAGCCCAATCGATACGTCCCGGCCGGCACCCGACAATCTTTGCCGCTGGCGATGCAACTGGCGAATGCCGCCTCGCTGCTGGCCACGCCTGTCGGGTCGGCGCCGTAGTCCATGATCGACACGCTCGGGCCAAGGCCGAGGTTTACCCGCGCGCCGGGCAGCTTGGCGTTGCTGGCGTCCTGATACATATCAGCCATTGCCGGCCCCGCCAGCAGCAAAGCCGCCGCCCAGGCCAACCGCTTCATCAAAATCCCCAGAAACTGCGCTGATTGGCCGCCAGCACCGCCCGCTCATTGGCCGTTAGGGCATAACCGTTCCAGAACACCGCTTCGCCCATGCTGCAAGTCGGCCCCGCCGCCCCCGCCGCAGGCGTCCACAACCAATCCGCTGTCGTTACCGTCGCGAGGCTGCCAAGCGTGTCGGTGCCGTCGATGTTAAGAGCCGAGGAGGCGCCGTTGATCGTGCCGTTGCCGGCGTGCCATGCCCCGTGCGCCGCCGTCGCAAACAAAGGGTTGCCATTCCAGAACAGCCATTGCGCCGAGCCCGCCGTGCTGGTGAGCTGCTGCACCCCAGCCTGGATAAAGGCGCAGCTTGCCGCCGTATCCGTCTTCGCCACTACCGAGTAACTCGTCGCTGCCGCGGGCGTTACCTGCGGCCCGCTAATCAGGTTTTGCGTGCTGAAGCGAAAGCACGGCAAGGTGCCGTTGCAGTTGAAAATAAACTGCGGTTGGCTGGCCGGCGTGCCTTGCCCGGCATGCCGCGCCGTCGCCGACTGATCGTACCACGTCACGACAAAACAGCTCGTTGCCGCACAGAAACTGTTGGCCGCCACCGTGTCTATGGGCGCCCCGGTAAAGCCGGTGAAGCCGAGAAAACCGATGTCCTGCTCGGCGTTGTCGCTGGCCCGTCTGAGCCGGATCGCCGGCCCGCTGTAGCTGCTCTTTAGCCGACGCATGCCGTAAGCCCCGGCCGGGGCGGCGAAATTGTCGAGAGGGAGGGGGGTGTAGTATTGTTTCTGGTTGTTGGTCAGCGCGATGCGCTCATCCTGGCTCAGCGCGTAGTTGTCCCATAAGAGCGCCTCGGATTGACTGCACACCGCCGTCGCCGCGTCCAGCCGGGCAAGCGTGATCGACACACTGCCACCGCCGCCGGGGATGTTCGCCACCGTTTCAGTGCCGTCAATCCCCGCCACACTGGCCGCGCCGTCAACTACCGCCGTAGCGCTGTGCCACGCCCCGTCAGCCGCCGGCACAAGCTGAAAACCGACACTAAAGTCCGTCAGCCGCCAATTGTTCGCCGTATCGGGGAAATACGAGTTAACGCCCTTTAGCAAAAGGTAACAAATACCCGCTCCACTATCGCGGCGTGCCACCGTGTTCATGGTTGATTTGGCGACAAACGTGGCTGCCGCCGTTTGTAGTATCTGCCCCGCCGTCAATACCCGCGCACACGGCTTGCCGTTGCCGCAATCGGCAATGTAAGCCGGTTGGTTCGCCGGCGTTGCCTGAGTGGCGTTCCTGGCGTTCGCCGATTGGTCGTACCAAGTGTCGATAAAACACGTGGTGGCGGCGCAAAACGTCGCCGCCGCCGCGGTGTCGAAGTCGCCTTGGGCGGTAAACCCAATGTCCTGGGTCCCGCCCGTCGTCCGTCTGAGCTTTACCGCACTGCCGGCATAGGCCGATCTGACTTTGCGGAAACTGTAAGCCGCCGACAGGCTGGTCGCCATCGTGTCGGTGACGGCCGACCCCTGCAGGCGATGGTGCGCCCCCTGGCCGGCGACGTTCGGGCCGGCCTTTAAGTAGGCCGACGCCGAAGTCGATAGCAGCAAGCCGACCAGGAAGGCCGCGGCGGCCTTAATCACAAGCCATTACCCGGGGTCAGGTAAACCGTGGCCGCGGTGCCGGCGCTGATCCCCGCCACATAAGTCTGGCCACAGCGGATCACCTCGACCGTCCCCGGCGCTACCGGCATGCTGGTAGTCGCTACCGCCACCACCGCGACGTCCCCACAAGACAGAAACACCGGCACCGTGCCGCTGTTGTATACCCGCACATTGTCATTGCCCGGCGGGCTCGCCTGGATCTGGACCCGCGCAGTCGCCCCGGTCACGCTCAACGTCACCGTGTTGCCACCCGGCTGAAAAGCCGCCTGCTGGGCCGACGCAATCGATAATGTCAAATCGGACATTATGAACAATGCCAGCAATACCAAGGCTTTACGGAACATCTAGCACTCCATTTCTACCTTGGCGTTCATGTCAGTTACCTTCACCACGCTGTTTCAGGCTAAATGCGAACGGTTCGCAGGAATTTAGTAAGCGTGGCTTACTATTTTATACTTAGCGAATACTTTCTGGCCCGCTAGATCAACAAAAAAAATATGTTGTTCAGATTACGGGCGGTTTAGAAAAAAATATCAGGGACTTAGCAAAAAAAAGATGGGAAAACACGGGAACATCGCACAAACGAGCGGGCGGACCGGGGCCACCGCAGCCGCGATGGGAACCCATTTTTTCGGGGGTCTGAGGGGGGGCTTCGAAGCTGGAGAGGGTCGGAAGCGGCCGGCCTGGCCCGCTGAACTTGGGGGTCATCGAACCCGCCGGCCGCTGCCTCGCCCGGGCCGAAGTAGGGGCTCTCATCCCCGGGCGTGAGACCCGTTATCGCACGCCCCCTCGCGCGCGTATATATAAGGCAACGACGGCAACCAGCCCGGCAACCGCTATGATGGCGGTTGCTCCGTAGACGAAACCCTAGAGTTTCAGCCGTTTTCTCGTTCCCTTTGGGGTTCGGGCTTCCACCGGGCTACCGTTAACGCTGTCGTCGTGCTCGATCGTGCGCGGCCGAGCCGCGACAGGAACCAGCTCAATTCGCGTGATCAACGGCCCGCCGTCCTCGCCCACGACCTCCTGCGTAACCTTGTCGCCGTAGCGCTTGGGCTGCATCTTTGAGAGCAACCACTTCCGATTGTCGCTCAACAGCCTCAGCCGCTGGATCTCACCGTTGTCGACGAAGCCGTCCGGCCCCTTGTAATCGTTAAGTCCAAATCCGAGTATTTGCTCCGCTATACTTTCGTATCCAAGTTCCCGCGCACGGGCGTATCGCGGAACAAACTCTGGCGCTCGTTCTTCATCCATTGCCCATAGTCTAACAGCTTTCTCGTCTGGCATATCCGGGTCGCGACAGATTTCGCGCAATGTCTCTCCGGTAGCCAGGCGGGCGCAGATCCTTTCTCCGAGTTCCTGGGTATAGAGCGAGGGGCGGCCTCGGGTGCGCGGCGGTTCGTTTGCCTGCTGTTCCGGCCGTTGCAGCGCCTTAGCTAATTCCCGGCGCGCCACCATACCGCCATCTCTTCCGCACAATTCGGACACAAATCGGCGCGGGACGGCAGCATGGTCTCATCGCTGCTGCTGGTCAGTCGCGACAGCCGCGCCTCCCACCAGCCGGTCCACGCCTCCGGCGTCGCCATCAGTTCGACCTCCCGGCCGCAGCGGTCGCAAGCCCTGGTCTCATACTTCCTGAGCGCCATCGTTGCGCCACCGCGCGATAGCGAAGCCCGCCAGACCACCTAAAAGCTTTTTGGCTACGATGGTAGCCGAAAACCCTTTCCGCCCACCTAGCGGCCTTCCCTGGCGATCTATCGGGCATTTCACGGTGCCAACCCCCTTGCCCGCGCTGGCGTGCCGTTAAGCTTGCTGAGAATGCGCGCCTCGCCATCTTCCATGATGTTCCTGAGCTGCCGGGCGCCGCGGCCTTTGCCGTGGTTGGTGGCGTGGTCGAGGTATTCGATGCGGCGCCAGGTCAGGCCTTCCGCCCTGGCCCACAGCACCATGCGTTGAGTTGGGCTCAGCAGGTGGAGCCAGGCGAGGCATTCGTCGAGGCGGGTAATCGCCTGCGGCGTCGGGGCGGAGCGTTTGACCTGGGTACGGTCCCAACCGTACGCCAGCCAATCCCTGAGCATATCCGGCCAGGGGCTCTGGA